GTGTTAAAATATGAAATCATTTGCATCGTTTAAATGTCAATATCTGGGAACCAATCGTCACCCAACGATTCCACCAACGTCAATTCCGAATCATAGTTTTCATGCTTCATGATTGCGAAATCTGTTCCGTTTGGATGTTCAATCACATTCGACCAATGCGTTGTCGTTCCGTTATAACCTTCTCCGCTATTTACCACTTCGTTATACGATACCAATTCTTTTCTATTTTGTGAGGTGTAGTACATTAGTATATAGAGTAGTAGTCGTTTATGTTTGTTTCTATGCCTTCGTTATTATTACCATTATCCCAAACAATAAACTCTTGAACAACTCCCGTAACATTGTTTCCTCCAGAAATATTTGCAAAAAGTCGGTCAAAGCTCATCTCAGTAGGTGTTGATGGTGTACCCGTGTTTTGAGTTCCGTTTTGTTGTACAAAATTATTTGAAATGTTATGGTTAAATAAAAACCTTGTATTTACGATATGACCTCCCGAGAATGTGTAGTCGCTTGTGGTCTTTCTAAATCTATACTTATCAACACCGCTAAGTGTCCTCTGTCTAATGTACATATTAGAGTCTGTTGATTTTGAATAAACAACCTGTTTATCTGCTAAAGAAATAACACTAAATAAATTATATCCACTGGCTAATTCTAAATCAAAATAAGTGCTTGATGATAAATCTATTGTAGGCTTTCCGCCTTCGGTAATCGTAGTTCCAGCATCTACAATCTTTGGCTGTGCAGATGCCGTTGTTTGTGCAGCGTTGTTTTGTGTTTCATTGTCGCTTTGGTCGTACCAAGTAACCACGAAACAATCACTACCAAGTGAAAACGATTCAAGTGTTGACGTGTCCAAAACATTGTTTCGGAATCCGATGTCTTGTTCTGCGTTGTCGTCAGCGCGTCGAACACGAATCGCACTTCCTTGGTAATCCGTCCGCAACAATCGCAACGAATAAGCCGCCGCCGCCCCCGAATATGTGTCCAACAATCCCGTGAATGCCGCCGCCACTTGCGATGTTGACGCGCTTGTTGACGTCACGCTTCCCGCGATATTTGTCGCCGTTTGTTCAACGCGCAAATATTTGGATTCATCCGCGGAAACCAAAACATAGGTCGTCCCCGTTGCGCCACTTATATCCGACCAACCCGAAACGCCGTTGTCGCTTCGTTGCCATTGGAATGTTGATGTTGGTGGTGGTGTTCCCGTTGTATCGCCAGCGGTTGCCGTTAGTGTTTCGCCAACCTTTGCCGTTCCGCTAATTGTCGGACGCGTTGTGATTGTCGGAGCAATACTTATGACGCTACCGAGAACCAACGTGATTGGTCCAACGGATTCCAACGTCATCGATTGTGGTGATATGGTCGGCAATGTCAATTCAACCGCCATGTCTTAAATTGTTACATCTTCAACAATGGTGAACCGACCACCCATCCACGTCGCGACGGATGAATCGGAAATCTTTGTCGCTTGCATATCGTAATAATAGACGCCCGATTCGATGTCCATATCCGCGGCGGATTTTGTCATCGTCAAATTACCCGACGAATCCTTTGTGAAATCGGAATCCGTGAACGTCAACAATGAAATGTTTGACGCTTGGTTTCTTTTCACTTGAACTTTGAACGTGTACAATGTCAAATCGATGGCGACCGCCGCCGCGTCCGTCCAATCCATATCCAATGAAAACGTGTCATTCTTCATGCACGTCACATTCAATGTTTGTTTGATGTTTAAGTTTACGTCCGCCATTTGTGTGTCAATTTATTAAATCTTTTGCGTGATTAGTTGATTTGTTTTTTCTGGATGACCAACCAATTCCCATCGTTCGCCATCAATGTGATTCCGTCCCATTGTCGTGACAAATTATAATCGGTGTCTCCGTCAATCGTTTGTCCGCTTACGGGCGTCAAAACAACTTGATGTGATGCGCTCACCGAATTGTCGGTTTTAAATCTTATCAAGATTCCGTCGTTTCCAACTGCCGTTGGTAAATTCACAACATAACTGCCCGTACCTTCGCCGAACGTCACGAAATTCATGTGGTTTGATGTCGTCACGCTTTGCGCTGGCGATTCGTCGTCCCCCGTGATGTCGTTGATTGCCACTTTCATCGCGCCATTGTTGGTCATCGTTCCGCCAATGGTTGTGTTGTTGGTCACATCCGCATCCGTCGCATTCATTTGAACCACGCGAATGGTTTCGTCCGTTCCTTGTTGGCTACTGATTCGCGCCGTTGCCGTGCCGCCGCCACCGCTTCCCACGGGCGTGTCGATGGTGATGTTGCTTGTTTGCTTGTTGAACTTGAACCATTCGCCATTCCATTGGTCAATGTTGGCGTTATATGTCCCGCGCATCATTAGCCAATCGGATGAATCGAAAATGTATTTCATCCCAAAACTTTCCGACGCGATGATGGTTCCGTCGTATCGTTCAACGGGCGAACGATGCAACGATAAGATTTCCGACGTCAACATCTTAAACAACCCGATGAATGTTCCCGTGTCGTCGCGACGCCATAACGTCGAACGCACCCAATTGGAACCATCGTATACGAAAAACGACCCTTGCATTCCCGCGGCATCGCTAATTCTCAATTGACCCAAATCAAGATTTAGATTTGAATTGATTCGTGAATCTGTATTCGTTGCGCTGAAAACTTCAACTTCGGACAATGCGCCCGTGTCGTTTATATACACGACTTTGGACATGATGGAAATTCGTGTTTCATCGAAATATGATGGAACCGATTGAACGGCTTGTTGGTCATCGTAGACGTTCACCCAATCAATGTCAATTTCCACATCCCCAGACACGGGCAATGGTGGCGTTGCTATGTTTGCCGAACCCGACAAAAACAATCCCGTCGCCTCATTCAATCCCAATCCGCCGTCAATTTCATAATATGACGCCGACGTTTCCCATGTTGTCGGTCCGTATATTGGCGCACCCGCCAATCCCGTTGGGGCATATTCGCGTTTCAAATAATAGAACGTCCCAGGGTTGTTGGCATCCTCGATGCGGACTTCCATTTTCCAAACGGGTTGCCACCAATCGAATGCCACCGATGGCGGTGTGGTGTTCAATGTCAATTGATATTCCAACCGCGTTTCCAATTGCAATCGTCCGTTGTCCGTATTGGGAACGAATCCGATGTTTTGACGCGTTGTGGAATCTGTGAAATGGATGTTGTTGGCCAATAGATTGGACGCCCGCGATTGGTTGAACGATACGGAAACCTTTTGCAATGCTGGCAAAAAGGTGAACGTATTTCCCGCCATCCGTGCGCCGCCCGCGGTCGTTTGGTCCAACGTCACATCGTCGGAAACGCTCGCCGTGGAAACCTTCGTCCCGTCGTATTGATACGTTGTGACGTATCTTGACGACGCCTCACGTTCCAAATATTGTTCGAAATAAAAGATTCCGTCCCGTTGGTAAAAACGTGCGCCAAACGCCACACATAATTCCCGTAAGATGTCAAGGTATTTGGGATATATGATTGTCCCATCTTCTTCCTTATCTTGATAGACGCGGGAATCAAAACGAATCAATGTGGACACGTCGGTCGTTGTCTTTGCGAACGTCATGTTGGTGTCCCAAACGTTCACAATCGTTCCGTATAAATGTTCTGTTGTTGTGTATATTTCCGACAATCCGATGGATTGCGTGGCCTTTTTGATGAACGTTTCAATCGTTGTGAATCCCGTTCCGTTGTATTCTTCATTTGCTAAAAAACCGATTCCATCCGTCGCCGTGATTTCCACGATGCGCGGTTTGGAAACGTCGTTGTCGGTCATCAAATCTTGCATGATGATTCCCGACCAAAACGTGTCGTTGTAATCAACGCCATCGTGCAACAATATTTTCATGAAGAATTCGTCGTCTTGACGAACCAAAAGTTTGTTCATGAACGTGTCGAACGCGCCGACATTATTGTAAGCACTAACGACACACTTCGACCCGATAATTGGCGAAACGATGTCGTCGGTTTCCCCAGAATATTCCAATTTGAAACCATCTTCCGCAACATTGAACGACGTGGTTGTTCCGCTGAATCCCGTTTGGTGAATCTCAATTTTGTATTGTTTGCCGTTGCTCGATTTGAATTCGGAAAAAAGACGTAATCCCATATTTAGAAACCTCTATATCTTGAACGTGTTCGTGTTGCTTTTTCTGTCGACAATAGAATGTCTTGACCGCTTAGTCGTCCGTAGACTTCAACCGCGCCGTTGCCACCGCCTTGCATCATGGTGTTTAATTTTGACAATGGGATGACCGCTTCGGATTCACTACCTTCGCCAATCAACGCCAATGTTGGTCCCGTTACGATTCCACCTTCGGCCAATGCTGGAATTGAACCTTCGGCCATTTTGTTCATGTGCGCTTTGATGCCACCCGATACCGCCAACAATGCCGCACCCGCCGCAATCGCCAACGCTGGATTCATGGTGATGGTCGCCATTTGGAATCCTAACAATGCCGCGCCATATTCAATGAACATTTTTCCCAATTGACCCAAAAGGTTCGCGAACTGCATGACGATGAAATTTCCCATGTCTTTGAATGACGCTTCGCCGACAATAATCGCCCCCGCGATTTCCGACATCCCCGCGATTGTGTCAACCGCGGCGTTTTTCATCGCTTCGGAAACACCTTTCGAAAATTCCATTGCCGCCAATCTTGCCCGTGCGTAACCCTTTTCAAGGTTCTCGAATTGTTCGTCGTATTCGTCGGCTTCGGTTGGTTCGGTCGATTCGAAATCTTCGAAATCTGTTGTGTCTATATCACCACCAAACGCCGCTTTCATCTTTGCGCGTTGGTCGGAAATGGCGTTGACGCGTTGCATTGCCTTTTGGTATTCGGTCAATGCTTTTGTTCCCTTGTTTGTGGATGTTGTGGTGTCATCCATTTCATCGCCCAACGTCCCCAAAGATTCCGTCGTTTCTTCGGTTTCCTCTTTGAACAAACCAAGGTCTTTCTTGATTTCGGTGACAACTTCGCCAATAGATTTGAACGCGGGAACCGCCGTTTCTTCCATCTTCTGGAACGGCTCAATCATGATTGAATCCATTCCGAACAATTCCGCCGCCGCGTTGAATTTACTTATCAACTTATTGACCGCGGGAATCACGGCGTTCACCATTTTCGCAATGGCGTTTCTTGCCGTTGCGCTGAATGCTTCGAAATTATAGGCGACGTAAATCACACCCGCCGCCAATGCCGCAAATATTCCAATAAACGCCAATATTGGTAAAAACAAAGAATTCGTGACGACTGACAACGCACCCGTCGCGATTGTCTGCAAAATCGTTGCGTTCCTTAATACGACTAAACTTCTCGCAAGGCCACCAAATATAAAAATCAAAGGACCCGCGACCGCCGCAATTCCCGCAATGACCGCAATCGTCTTTTTCATTGCTGGGGACAATTCATTGATGAACGCCGCCAACGATGTCAATTTCTTAATCAATGGAACCAATGCAACGGCAATCAATGCGCCGAACTCAATCGCCACACCTTCAACCGCTGAACCCAACGCTTTGGTTGCACCTTCGGCCGTTAGATTCATGACGTCCGCCATGGATTTTGCCGCGCCCGCGGATTCCTCAAATGATTTGGTCAATGGGTCAATCTGGTCAACACCTTCGGCCAAAATTGTCAATGCACCTTGCGCGGCGCGTCCGACCTCATCTTTTGCATCAACCAACGTCAAACCGCTTGCCGCCAAATCTCGGATGGCTTCGGTTGTTGGTTTTCCCGTTGTGGCTAATTCCGAAATGATTCGACGCAATTGTGTTCCCGCCATTGAACCTTTGACACCCGCATTCGCCAACAACGACATCATGGCGGTTGTTTCTTCCAATGACATCCCCGCGGATTTCGCAATCGGGGCGACCATCTTCATCCCTTCCGCGAACGATTCCATGTCCATTGATGACGTGGAAAAAGATTTGGCCATCACATCGGTGACGCGTCCCGTTTCGCTAACATCAAAACCAAAACCGCGCAACGTTGCGCCCGCAACTTCCGCCGCCCGTGCCAAATCGCTTCCAGACGCTTGCGCCAAATTCAATGTGGCTTCCGTGACACCTTCGATTTGTTTCGCGGTGAAACCAAGTTTTGCAAATTCCGTTTGTAATCCCGCAACCTCACGCGCTGAAAAGATAGTCGAACGACCCAATTCTTTGGCGTTGTCCGACAACATTTTGAATTCTTCAGCGGTCGCCCCCGATACGGCTTTGACCTTGGCCATTTCCGCTTCGAATCCCTTGAACACATTGAACGACATCGCCCCCAATGCCGTGATGGGCGCGGTCAACTTCATGGACAAATTTTTGCCCGTTTGTTGCATCTTGCGACCCATGCGGTCCATGGCGCGTTCGGCCTTGTTAAGGTTCGTGCGGAACGGCTTGATGTTCGCCGTTAATCTAAAATTTAAACTACTTATGCCCGCCATTTGCCTTCGCTCGTTCTTTTCGTTGGTTGATTGCCTCTAAAATTTCCCCACGCGTCCAAACCTTGCGGTCCTTCTTCGCTTCTTTTTCCCACGGAAACACAATCAAATCCCTTGCCTTGATTCTCTTTTTTGTGTGTGGGTTCAACAAAATCGTTGTCATCCAACGCGTGCGTTCCCATTCCGTTTGTTCTTTTCTGCTTTGACGTTCGTTCCAACCTTCGACCAGATTCGCCCACTCGCGTGGCAAAAGGTCATAAAATTGGGACGGCATCAAACCCACTTGACCGAACGCGAACGATTCCAATGTGTCCCATGTGGCAACGTCCGTTGATTGTTGTCCCGTTCGGTCAACTACTTTTTTTCCGTCTTGTTTGCGAATTGTTGTTCAAAAATGTCGAATGCCTTTTCAATCAACATTTCATCTTCATCAATCCAATCCGCAACGTCGGCGACATCATATCGGAACGGCGTTTTTTCTTTTCGCGCCCCGTCTTTAAATCCGCAAAACATTAGCGTGATGGCTTGGTCCAACGTCATGTCGTCGCCCAATGATTCCAATTGCGCCAATGTTGTTCCCGTCATTCTTGAGAATTCACGCAACGCGTTGAATCCAAATCGAATAGGGTGTTTTCTTTCACCAATTTCAATGATGTGTGTCATGTTCTTTTTGTTTTGTTGTTGTTAAAAATGGGAACGCCCGACGGACGTTCCCTTTGTTGTTAGACTGATGCTTGTGTCAATGTACCCGTTCCCGTTAGACTGAAAGAATATGTGACCGATTCTTCAACGCCCGCCTCTTGTTCGTAAGAAACCAAAAACGCTTTTCCAGAATAGTCAATTTCCCCCGATGTCATTGAACCGAATTTCACATCGATTGCCGTTCTATTACTTAATATCGTGAACAATTCGTCGGGTGTTTCGTATTCACCAGAAATTGAATAGGTGACTAATCCGTCGCCACTCAATGACCAATTTTTCAAACCTTCTAAATTTTCTTGCCACCCCGCTGAATCTTTGGTGGTGATGTCTCTTGTTTCCATGGAAACAGAAAGTGACGCGCTTGTTGCACGTCCTACGATGTCATAGGTTGACCCGTCTGTGCTAATTTGAATCACAACGTCCGTTGAATTCATGATTGATGTTGCTGGCATAATTTCTACCTTTTATTTTTTACAATTTACTAAATCTAATCGCGTGACACTCGGAATTTCAAATCACATTGTGACCCGAACGTCCGTTCGTCATCGCTGAACAAATCGCGTTGTCCATCGAACACGCACGATTTTACTTTCACCCCGTCGATTGTTTCGTCCATTCTTACGAATGCGCTTCGAATGTATTCAACGGCGTTTTGTGTGTCCGAATATTTGGTCGAAACCATAGTGATTCGGACGTCAATTTCGTCAATGTGTGAATCGCTTTCCTTTGACATTGTCGTGGAAATGCTCACCACCTCATAAACCGCGAACGGCGTCGCCTTTGTCTGTTCGCCAACCACGGGAAAAACTCGTCCACCAAACAACGTGTTTAACGCTGAATCGCTGGTGAATTTTGATTTGATGACTATCCCAATCATACCCGTGCGGCTTTTGTTTGTTTATTTAAGAACGAACGCATCCGTCGTTTGAACTCATGTCCAACACCCGCGGAATTTTGCATCCGTGCTTTTCTTGCGAATCCAACGTTTGCGCCTTTATACTTTCCGTTGTTCAAATATCCGTATTCAATGAAATGGGCAAACCAACCGCCTTTTTCTGGGTCTTTGAAAGTACGTTTGACACGCGGTCCAACTTGCAACGATGCGAATGTTGAACCCTTGTTCACACGCGTGGTGATAATCCCCATTGATTTCCGCAATTGTCCTTTCGTTATTTCAGCGTAAACGCCGCCGTTGCGATACACGACAAATTTGTCGCGTGGATTCTTGCGTCCTTTTTCGGATGTCGATGACGATGGGAAATCGGTGATTCCGTCGCGATACGCTTTCAACAT